TCATTTTACAACTGGCAGGTCTGCAAAACGGGTCGTGTAAGCAGGTGAAAGCATTTCGCGCTTCATTGCCCATGACTTCTCAATTCCCTGCCCTGCAAAAAATAAACTAGCCTTTCCACTCTGGTTGAGTCCGTCAACGACACGCATCAGAGCTTCGCTGTTAGGCTGTGGCCGGTACTCATCAAACAGGTTGAGCTGAGACACTCCCTGGCTGAAAAAATCGCCCAGCATTACGCCTGCTTTCATATAGCGGTGACCGTCTAGCCATATCTGATCGAGTGCGTCCATAGCCACCCGGATAATGTCGCGGGTATCGTTAGAAGGCGTGAGCAATTTCCCGTTGGCCTGATTGCCGTAAAACACCTCACCCTCTGCATGCGGGCTGGTACGGACAAATACAGCGATCTGTTTGCAGTACTGCCTTTCCTTCCTCAGCTTCTCTGCAGCCCGTTCAGCAAAAGCACAGACGGCCTGACGCATATCCATGTATTCGGTGATACGTGAGCCAAAAGAACGTGAGCACACTATCTGCTGTTTGGTTGGTGCGAACTCTTCAAGCTCTAAGCAGTGCTCGCCACGCAGCTCCCGGACAGTTCGCTCAAGCACAACGTTAAAATGTTTACGAATGATATACGTGCTTTGATCGGCCAGGTCTTTAGCCGTGGTGATACCCATGGCATTTAGCTTTTTGCTGATGCGCCGCCCAACGCCCCATACATCCTCTACAGGAACAAGTGCAAGCAACTTTTTCTGCCGGTCAGTGTTGGACAAGTCCAGAACGCCGCCTGTCTTACTCCACTTTTTAGCGGCATGGTTAGCCAGCTTCGCGAGCGTTTTTGTCTGCGCTATACCAACGCCAACAGTGAGGTGGGTTTCTTGTTTGATTCTTGTTCGCACCTTCCGCCCTAGATCATCAAGTGATGTAAGGCGCTGCATGCCATCCAGGCACATGAAAGCTTCATCAATTGAATATATTTCTACTGCCGGGGCCATGTCCTCCAGGATCGTCATGACGCGATTACTCATATCGGCATAAAGCGCGTAATTCGAACTGAAGATCTGAACGTTGTGTCGCCTGAAATCATTCTTAAGTTTGAAATAAGGCGCCCCCATAGGTATCTGCAACGCCTTGGCTTCTGCAGAACGGGCAATTACGCAGCCATCGTTATTACTGAGAACAACAACAGGTTTTCCCCGCAGGTCTGGTCTGAAAACAGTCTCACAACTGGCGTAAAATGAATTAACGTCAACCAGGGCGAACATCAGAAGCCACCATTAGGATTAAAAACCTGAAACACGCGCTCTTCGCCTTCAGAGGTTGAGATGTCGCGGAAGGTTGTTGTGTGCGTCTCTATCCACTTGTTGGCGGCGCGAAGCGTGTAATGCCAGTTAAGGCGATCTAGCTCGCGGACAAAGTCGAGTGTGCTTAGTGTGTAGCGCCCTTGGCTGTCGCGCTTAATGGCCTGGCGAAAGGCAATCATGATTTCGTAGTCACGGGGCATTGTTTTACCCTCCGATTTTTACTGTATATAATTACAGTAATATCAACCCGTGAAATTGATCAAGCCGATGTGGATGTGAGATTTGTAAAGGTGTTGGTAGGAAAGGGATTTTATTTTAGAAGGGTACAGGGCGAGTGAATAAGTTTTAATCACCCACCCCGTAAAATTTCCGATTTAGGAGCGGTTTAGTGATTGTCCGGTCATCGGGCTTTTTTACGAGCCTGCTTCTTCGTCATTGACCGGTTCTTCATTGGTAGGAACATCAAATACAGGTGGCTTCTCTTTACGGATCGGCTCCTGTTCAATACTGATATTTTTGATTTCTTCAGCCCTCTTTCTGATAACTTCCAGCGTTTTCAGTGCTTCTTCTGGGGATTCTGCAAGCTGGTAAAGAATCTCGAAAATTGTCTTAATTGCTTCTGTATGGTAGGCGGCAGCAGCGCCGGTTGTGTTTAGATATTTGAAATCAGGGATAACTGTGCCGTCCATGAATTTTCTGTCACCATTCTTGGTAATAGCCTCAGGGCAAATCTTTTCCACATCCTGTGCAATAAGTCCAACCTCTCTTACTCCATCCTTTTTATCGTATGTTGTTCCTCTCCACGACAGTACCGCTGAAAGAGGATCGCTGACAGTCTTGATTTTAGTCTTATGGCGCTCATCTGAACCGTTAACCCATGATCCAGGAGCCGACGCGTTGCCCGAGCGCTGGAATTCCCAGGAGCCCACATTCGACATCGCCATGAAGTATGACTGAATACTCGTATCACCTGCGCGTCGAATACCCGTTTGAACAAGCTCGTTATACCAGCGATAAACTGTCCAGCCCACAGGCGTACCGGTATTCCCGCCAGAACCTACGTTGTTTAATTCTACACGGTTACTTTCTCCTGCCCCTACAGCAAGACCACCAGTAGCAGGACCGGTGATAGGCCCTGTTGTAGTTATGGCTCCGTTTACAGTGCCGCCGGACTTTTTGTCCAGAGTATTAAGCCGTACGTCATTTCCTTGCGCCACCGTATTAGCGGATGTTCCGTAGCCAACACCAATGTTGTCTCGGGCAGCCGGTATATTAGGTAAATCAGCAAGGTTACTTGATTTATCGAGTTTATTTTTGTACTGATTCGCCATGTAACCCCAACTCGGGCCAGTGAACACAGTTCTGTCCGGGCGGATTACATCTACTGACTGCGCGTCACTGTAAATTTTTTGCCAGTTCTGGAAATCGAGAATGCGGCCACGCGCTACGCTGGCAAAGTCATTGAGAATTTTTTGATCAATTGCGACCTGTAGCAATGCCGGTACAGCATTCCAGGCTAACCCGCTGGTTGTCGGTCCATCAAACGCCACTGCCATGGTCATCTGTGTATCAGATGTAATGTTCGCGGCCACCAGCGTATAAGGTGCGCCACCTACCGTGACGTAAACGAAATCGCCCGTTTTTAGCTCTGTAGTAAAGCTGGTTCCGCTTCCGTTTACTGTGGCTGAGTTATTGGTTAATGCGATAGTGCCTGCTGACATGGCGATCTCCGGGCAATAAAAACCCGGCTCAATGGCCGGGTTCTTTGTGATTGGTTTGTTGCTTATTTTTCGCAAGTAGACTGCGTGAAGTTATTTTTTGATACCCACTTCCACCCGAAGGGGTTTCCGGCGTAATACTGTGTCTGGTTGGCCTGCTTTCTGACGCCATATATCTGAACAGTGGTATCCTGACCACCGATGCTGGCCGTTGCAGTGCACTGCACAGGCGGCAAAGTCTGACAGCCAGAGATTAATAACAACGGAAATAAAAAAGCAATTAATTTCATTTTGTCTTCCATAAACTGGTTTCCAGTGTTTTAATTCATTATGTATATTATTTCAAACGGAATATTCGATCATGATGATCTAATATTAATATCTTGACATATCCACAGCAAAAATTCTGTTTCGGAAGTTGGAATACGTGACATTGCTTACACCACCGGTGGGTACGCCTTTGTCTAATATTGAAGCAATAGATGAATTATTCCCATCATAAAGTGATCTGGCATAAAAAACTGACTGAAAAGGATAGGGTTGCCCACCCTGATTGATCACACCGGTAATAACTCCTGTCATTACCGGACTTATGGCCCACCGCCCTGAAAGATTTACCGAAATTTTGTAGCCAGCATTCTCATCCCCTTCCGTTCCGAGATTCTGCACATTACTGAGGACTTTAGACTGATTATGAATGATGCAACGGCGCGGAGAGGCATTATCAAAAATACCTATGCCGAATGCAGGAGGATTTTGATACTGGTATCCAAATGTGTATAGGGTTATAACGCATGCTCTGTTATTGCCTCCGTATGTAAGGACTCCTCGATTTTGAGCGTCTCTGGAATAGAAAGCATAACCATCACCTCCAGATGCATCGTAGTAAAACAACCTTAAAACATTATCATTCTCATGCACCACCGCCGATCCTAACCCACCTGAAGGTATAGAAAAAGTCTGTTTTCCCATCAGTGTTAATGGCATGGTCCCTTTTATGTAAAAGGGATTACCAGAATTATCAGAAAGAGCAACCCCGAAATCCATATTCTATTTCCTGACAAAAAAAAGAAATGTTCCTGCATAGGCCTGTAGCGTTCCTGTTGAGTAATCAGAATCGCCTGCGGAACTGATGCTGAAATTATTGCCTGAGATACTTACCCTTCGCCTTCCCCTGGGCGAAGTACCCATATTAGCCTGAAAGGTATAATCAAGATAATAGCCAGCCGGAACCTGAAAGGAAAATGATCCGCTCTGTTGACCATTTGCCACTTCGAGGGTACCAGCTACCAGAATTCTTACTATTCCGGTATTTGTATCTCGTCCCTGAGCATCCCACGTTCCAAAACCCCAATTAGCCATCAAAACTCTCCAGTTAAACGCCCAACCTGAACCAGCGAACCATCAGCAGACAATACTGATATTCCGGTATTTGTCTGTTTATACTTTCCTTCGCCAGAAACGGAGCCATAGTTTTCAATAACACCGGTCTTGAAATTGATGCTGAGGCCAACCTGATTCTGAACGTAGTTATCAGACTGGAGAACATCAGTGATATTACCCCTGCCTATCCATGCAGTACCTATGAACGCCTGACTTATAAACACCTGTCCGTCTTTTGCAACGAAGGGTGAATACACGTTATTACCGCTGCCATTAATAATCACAAACTGGTTAGCATTAACCGCAAAACGCGTGTTGACCTGAGAGCCGTTGATGGTCACGGCAACGGACATACCCGCATCGTAGTTCACGCCCCCATAGCTGATACCCGCCTTCAGCGTGTAAATGGCCGATCCGCCGTTAGCATCTGCATATGCGGTCATTTTTTGCTGAATGGCTGCTGAATTATCCGCGATTGCCTGATTAGTGGATTTGAATCCGGCTGTAACGGTTGTGTTCAGCTCAGCAATTGAGCTCTGCGCATCAGCAGCAACCTTTCTGGCCTCAATAATTCCGGCGCGGTTTTCACCATAGTTAGCCCACTGCTGTTCTACATCGGCATAATTGGCAAGAATGCTTTCAGCGAGTGCTTTCGGGTCGGTAATGAGCGGCGTCAGCAACGCCTTGCCGTCTTCAGACTGAAGGTATTCTTCAACCACGCTACCTATAAGCTCGTCAGCGTTGACGTTAGACATACCCGCTTTAAAACCTGTCCAGTCACCGGTATTCCCGATCTTGTCCACCAGCCGGGCACGGTACCAGCGACGAACGCCAGCAGACATCGGGCCGTGCTGAAAACTCACACCCGGATAGGGTACATAAGCAAGGAACTGTGGATTCTGTCCATCAGCGGTTGTTGCAACCTGAATCTCGGTGTAAGCCGTATCGCCTGAGCCATCAGGAAAACTCCATGTTACATCGATAGCCCATACCACATTGTCTGTGGCCATAAGGTTAACCGGCGTTCCCGGTTTGCCTGTTTTGCCTGTGATTGTCGTGCTGTCGGAAAATCCCCAGGGTGAAGAGACTTCAGCAGCATTCACCGCCCTGACGCGCACGTCATAAACACCGCTGTAAACGCCCCGAATGCTAAAGCTCTGTGCGCTGGTCTGGCTGACGTTAACCCAGTCGCCCTTGTCCTTGCGCCACTGAGCCACGTAGCTGATTGCACCCTCTACCCTGTCCCATGTGGCCTGCATTGAGGCAACAGACAGCCCCTGCTCAACGTAGCTGACCTCTGCCAGTTTGATATTAGCCGGAGCCTTAAGAACATTTATGGGGGTGACGGTGATCGGCGCTGGCTCAATGCGAACGCCATCATCAATATAGCGGTACTTGTTCGGGTCGTGCTGGACGCCCGCGACAGTAAAGGTGCCGTCGTCATTGCCCGAAATGGAAGTAACGCGGAAATACTGGATAGCCAGATTGTCACTGTCTATCGCCCAGACTGCACCGGCAACAGGCTGCGTTCTGAACGCCGTAGCAACCGTTACTGTTTTTTTATCATCACTGACGGCAGATATTGTGCGTGTCTGTGCCGTTCCGTCTGGCAGATTCACAACAAGCCTGTCGCCAGCGGCGTAGTCAATGGCGCGGTCAAGTCCGAAGCTGCGCCCGTTAACCGCACTCAGCCGCCCGCCGTTTTCCCTGCCGCTTCGGAACGGGTCAGCAACGCCGATGATTTCAGCCGGAACCGGAATATAACCGTCCAGGCCAGCGCCGAAGGATACCGTTCCGTCTTTAGCGTTCGACAGAATAGCCCAACGGCCACGGCGGTGCGCTTCACTCTGTGACGTACAGCCAATCGCCGTCAGGCTCATCTCCCGGACGTCATAGCGCTGCACCAGCTCTGAATCGTAAACGCCCTCAACCGTATCGGAATAATGGTTTACCGGGTCTGACCAGCTCACCTGACAGGATGAATAGCGGTTCTTGTAACTGCCTCCGGCGTAGCTGAACATGCCGTCAATGACGTTTGCGGCGTGATAGACAAAATGCACATCAACGTTGCCGTTTGAGTCCACCTGTGGCACGTCTGCGTTAATGAATATCTGGTTATTTCCCCAGAATGTAATGCCACGGAAAATGGCGGCAATATCCTTCAGAACGGTGTAGGCGTCCTGCTGGCTCTGGATGAATACGTTGCAGGTAAAGCGCGGTTCTGTGCCGCCTGCGCCGTTTGAAACCGGCTCATCGCAGTACTGCGCAATGCTGTAAAGCTCCCACTTATCAATCATGGACGCATCAACGCGGTTACCCATGCCGTAAATTTTATCCAGCACCAGGTCGTAGAAAATCCATGCAGGATTGTTGGTATAAGCGTATTTAAAATCACCAGACCAGCTACCGCTGTAAGTACGGCTTACCGGGTCATACGTGGTCGGAACGCGCACCAGCTTGCCTTTAGGCTTGCAGGTGATTTTCGGAGCCTGGCCGTTAAACTGCTGCGCATTGACTTCAATATAAAGCAGGGCAGTATTGGGATAGCGCAGTTTGCTGTCGATGACCTCTGCGAATGAAAAGACTTTGAAGGCGTTAATGAGCTTTGAGGAATTCGAATCAGCGGTGATACGTCGCACGCGTACTGACCAGCCGCTTGTTGCACGCGGAAGAGTGATGCGGTGATCGCGCTGGTATTCCGACGTGGTTTTGCCGCTGAAACGACCATCCACAACCTGCACCCATGAACCGCCATCGGTTGACAGGTCGATTGCATACTGCGTCTCTGTGCCCACCATATCGCCGTTGTCTTTGTACTGATACTGTACGGGCAAGCTGAGTTTGATGCGCACGGCATCCAGCGACAGGTTAGTATACTGGCGTGTCCAGGGTACAGACTGCGTGACGGTCACACCAACTGAAAGCTCGTTATCCACTTCCGGCATGCCCGGAATATAGGTCTGGTCCTGCGTGCCCTTCCTCCAGTCCCACACCACGCCAGTGAAATTATAGGTGCCGTCATCATTGGCAAGCTGCGTGTCGTTCAGGTAAATCTGCTGCGCCGTTAAGTCTCCCTGAATTTCGCCTTCAGAGATTGCAACCAGCAGTTTTAATTTGGCGACGGAAAGCAGGTCGTCTGGCTGCTCAACGGGCGTATGCGCCTCACCGCCGCCACCGCCCTTGTTACCCTGGTAAATAATTTCGCCGTCAAGAAGCCGCATATTTCACCCATAAAAAAAGCCACCCGTAGGTGGCCTGTCTGATTCTGAATTTTACTGCTGATCGCTGGTAAAACTGCCCGCGCTGATGATCGCACCGCCAATTTCCCGCTGGCCGTAAAGCACCGGCACCGGATAACCCATTGCAACGGTGTTGACCGGTGCGCCAAAGGCATAGTTGGGTTTGTTATCGGTGCTGGACGATGCGCCTACGTTGTATTTAGGTTGCGGGGTCAGCATCTGCACCACGCCGCCCAGAAACATACTGATACCCAGCCCGGTTAATGCCGTGGTCACGCCGGTTGCCGCTGCGGCGCTCAGTCCAAACGCCGCCAGTGATGCGCCTGCCGTGAAATAAGCAGCAACGAGCGCAACAGCGCCGATAACGACCTGAAGCATGCCCCCGCGCTTGGAGCCTTCAAGAATGGGTTCCATCTCAAACTCAGCAGACGCTGAGCACATATCAAATTCCTGTAGCGAGATATTGTCTCTGCCACTGAAAAACGCAAAACGGACACCGTTAAGATGCGCGTTAGATACGTACTTTTTGAAGCCCGGCACCTGTGAACACATAGCGCGGATAAGCTCGCGCAGGTCTGCAACGTGGAAGCGGTGAACCTTTCCAAACTTTTTTGCCATGACCCCTTTTAATCGCATCGTTTTAAGCATCAGTCAGCTCCTTTCGGCGCACGACACGCACGGTACGGTTACGCCAGTAATCGCCATAGGGTACGCGCGTGGATAAATTGCCCTGGTTATGATGAAGAATGAGGTTGTCACCCAGATAAATTGCCGCATGGTTGGTGACGGGAGACTGAATGCGCATCATGATCATGTCGCCTTCGCGCATGTTCTCTGGTGACACTTCGACAAAGCCCTCAGCCTGCCAGTTATCGTCATAACGGTTTTCTTTGCCGTCCAGCCACCATTCATAATCCACCGACCAGTTATTCAGTGTGATGCCGTGTTCCTGACGGTAGTAATCCATGATGAGCGTCCAGCAGTCAGCAAAGCCCAGCACCCACTGACGCCCGACCAGCTCACGTTCACCCCGCGGGCTGATGGTGCAGAAATCGCCGTCCGGCCAGGACATGATCCCCCACTCTATGCCGGAATAGTCGCACTGCACGCGGTCACGCTCAGACGGGATAAGCTGAGGCACATCTGGGTGAGAGTGAATAACCATCAGAACTGAACCCTGCTGCTCAGCCTGGCGTTTTTCCTCTGGCGAAATTGCAAAATGCTCGGTAGGGTTTTCTGAAATATTTTTGCAGGGGATGTATATCTGCGCCCTACCTGCCTGAACCACCAGCCCACAGGCTTCTTTCGGATATTCAGCGGCCACATGCTCAGTAATTGCCGCCATGATTTTTTTACGCATCGCTATTTCCCCTGAAGATTGGCAGCGGGGAAGCCACCAAACGGCAGCGGCTCGCTGTCGCCAAACCGCGCCTTGCAGTCAGCCAGTCGACCACCGCAAACGTCCTTTGACGGATCTGAAGTCGCTGAACCGTCTTTGGCAAAATAACTGGTACCGGCATAGTCACAGCCGGTTCCGGTACGGTACCAGCCACGCATACACCAGGTGCAGACAGGCGTAATCTGACGGGAAGGTAGCTGCAGGCTCTGAATATCAAAGGGAGAGCACAGCTCAAAATCGACCTGATTGCGGTTTTCGGCAGCCTTGGAATTAATGTAGAAAACCTGAAGCCGCTCTTCCTGTGGGTTAGCGTTAGGGTTACCCGCAGTCCAGTTGTCCGCATCCAGATACTTCACCATCGTGGTGTGTATTTTGACTTTGGCCTTAACCATGTCATCGAACTGAAGGCAAAGCGCGGTGACGTAATTACCCACATTGCCGACAGACAGCTTTGGCGTGGGCTGAGAACCGGAACTGGTCATTTCAAGCCCGATCAGCTCGTAAGGGTGTGGATCGTACTCGTTGCCCTGCCAGACAATCGACGGCAGATTATCAGCCGCGAAGGATTTCCATCCCTCGGTTGAGATGTTGTAGGCATGGAAACGTAGAACGGTATCAAGGCCGAATGCCGTGCCGTCGATTTCTATCAGATGCACCAGGCTTCCCGGCTCCAGTGACTGGATATCCTGATTAAAGCTCATTTTTCACCCATAAAAAAAGGACGCCGGAGCGTCCTGATGATGCGTGACATGTCACGGCGCGAAAGCCTGCTCAAAGATGAAGGCAATTTCCACGAAGTTACCGTTTATGAAATTTGGCCGGATGGAATCAAACTTTACGCGGTATAACTTTCGCTCGCCCCACGGATTGACCCACCAGCATGATGCAGTAACGTGTGATTTAAGGAACGCGCGAACCAGTGCCATTTCTGATTTGCTCCCACTGCAGGTTACTGGCCAGGATTCCGCCGCGCTGTTAATGCCGGTGCCGGACACCTGCTTATAACCGTCACCGAACTGCGCCTGTAGCGCTGAAACCGTGACTTCCTCTGTCGCGCCGGTCCTCACACACCAGCTAAATTCTTCAATAGCCATGATCTATCCTGCTAAGCCTTACGTTCAGCCCTGTCGGGATAATATTCCACCCGGCGTCATTTCTCTGCGTGCCCAGTCATTGATTGTTTTTTCAATCATGCCCTTTAGCTGCTGTGCAGCATTGGTCGTGTTAGCAGTACTGGTCTCACCAGCGCCACCACCCTGAATGGTAACGGGGGCGCTGACAGAAATACTGGTACCGGCACCGCCGCCATCCGTACCTAACGCTCTGACTCCGAGCGATCCATCAGCCGCTCGTGTAAGTGGCATAATAGCCTCAGGACCTGCTTCACCCATGAGCCCGGCACCTTTAGCAAAGGCAAAATATGTTGGAGAACTCACGACTGAACCGCTGTACTGACTCAGGTCATGAGATTCATACACACCACCTTTAGCATTCGCCGAGGGCGGCCTGAAAGAGGGAACGGAGAATGACTGTCCGGCTCCTGAAGCAGCAGAACTGCCAACAGAACTGACGATACCACTGACAAGATTGACCGCCGCCATTTGAAGTGCAACTTTTGCAATCATGCTCAGAACCGAACTGGCCCAGTCTTTCCAACTTGCTTCATTACCCATAAGCATATTGGCAACATTATCAAGCGCGCTATCCATGCTGCTACTGACTATATTTGCTGCAGAAGATGAATAGTCCGAAGATGAATCTAGCCAGTTGGCGAGTCCGTCATTGACGCCTTCAGTCCAGTTTTCCTGCATGGCATCCATGCTTTTGTAGTAATCCTCCTGAATTTTGAGCCTGTCCGACATCGCACTGTTTATGGCGCTGGTTTCACGCTCGTAAACTGACTGAGTAATATCGCCGGACTGATACTGTGTCTGAAGTTCGCGCCGCTGATCAAGATACTCACGCTCAATATTTAAACGTTCTTTCATGCGCTGGCGAGCCTTATCACCCAGGCCCGCCCCCTGCACATCAATATCTAGTGAGGACTGAGCGTTTGTGTTTTGAGCCTGAAGGTTAGCCACAAATGCTGCCACTTTGGCGTTTTCCTCATTAGCTTTTTTTACTGCATTAAGACGATCGACTTCCTTTGCCAGCATCTCCAGACGCTGTTTCTGAGTCTCATTAAGCCCCTTAAGTTTTCCGTCAGCAATATCGAACTGCAGTTTCTGCTGTTCAGTAACTACTGTGACTTTTTTACCTGTGGTATCAATGAGTTCAATCTGACGCATGTAGCTGCGTTCAGCAGTTTTAAATGCCGATTCAAGTTTTGCGCCTGCAGTATCTTTTGGAGGTTTCCCGTTTGTACCGCCAGCCGGAAGTGAGAAATCTAAAAGTGAAGACGCACTTTCAGGGGTTACGCTGGGGTCTATTTTTATATCTTTTTTTTGCTTACTGAGCTCTGCAAGACGTCCTGTGAGTGTTGATATTTCATCAGATACAGCTTTGACGCTGTCATCTTTACCCATTATCCAGCCAAGGAAAGTCTGGCTACCATCGTAAAGCCCATTACCACGATCTTTAACCGTGCTGTTAAGGTAGTCGATTCGCGCCTGAATTTGATCAGGGTTATTCATATCTACCCTGTTACCAAGCGCCGCCATGCGGTTGCCTGAGGTTGAAGCAAGCTGGCCCGCACCCGCAGCCGCCTTAATCAGCCAGCCTGCCAGTTGTGCTACCTGACTGACCAGATCAGCAATACCCTGTAGAACTTTTGGATCCGTAAGCACGGTGCGAATATCTGAAAGGGAATTGTTAAGCGGGCTGAGATCAACATGTGCAAGTCCGGCCGCAATCTGCATCTTAAGCCCTTTCACCTGCGCTTCCATATCCTGAAACAGGTCATTGACCTTTATCAGGTCATCAATCGACTGTGGATCTGGCGCTACACCGTAATCCTTCGCGAGTTGAATAAACTGATTAAGCTTCGCATTATTATTGTCAAAGAGTGGAAGAAGCTTCGACAGGTCATTACCGAGGCTTTCAAGAATATTGACCTTACCGGCATTGGTGCTGATTTTCCCCAGCGCATCGCCAATAGCCAGCATCTGTTTATCTGGTGACACTTTTGAAAGCTTTTCAGCCGACAGGCCAAGGGCATTGAGGGCATCAACCGCCTCGCCTGATTTGTTGAGTACAGCATCACCGATTTTATCACTCAGGTCTTTAAAGATGTCGGCCATGTTGTCACCGGCAACGCCAGCCTTTTCTGCCGCGAACTGCCAGGCAAGCAGTTCCTGTGTGGACATCTTTAGTGACTTTGCCCACTGATCTGTTGCGTTAACCTGCTCAGAAGTTGACTTTAGCAGCGCAAAGCCAGCGGTTCCCGCTGCCAGGGCTGCTGCCCCCAACGCACCGCCAACTGAAAGCAGTGCAGCCGATGTGGCCGCAGCATCTTTTTGGACCTGCCTTGCCCACTTCTCTGATGCACGCTGTGCTTTATCCATACCTGAAGTGAAGCCGCCCACTTTTGCTATCAGGTCGATAGTCAATGTGCCAAGCGATTTGGAAGCCATAATTTCTCCATTGGCGGCACTTAACCCCAGCTGCTCTTCGCTTCCTCAAGTGAGATTGGCTCATTTGCAGCGGTGATTTTGGTGAAGTGTTGAGTGAAGTCTGTTGGGCTGAAAGGTGGCTTTTTAGGGTCACGGTTTGTGTTAGCAATTACGCTGGCTATAACACCCGCCCCCCACTCAGTTCGCATCATCGGATTCAGGCTTCCGTATCGTTCCCTGTATTTTGCCCAGAGCTGCGATTCTTTGAAGCTGATCGTTTCTCGCGCTTCGGCAATACTTTTGCCGCCGATGCCGTTGAGGACGAGCTCGCACCAAAATTCGTCTTCTGCGCTGAGCTCGTATTCTTTCCCAGATCATTCACCTCCTGTATGGCAACAAGTAGAGCTATCGTCAACTGTCCGTCCAGCGAACCGCGCTCAGGGTCAGCCTCACCCGTAATATCTGCTGGGGTGAACACGGGTTTACCCGACTCATCACAGATAGATGCAGCGATTCTTCCTGCCACACCATCAACTTTTCCACCCATTGCCAGCACATCTGATGTTGCAGTGTGATAGCCCATTGGCCGGACATAAACTGTCGCAGTGAGAAATTTTTCACCCTGCTTCCAGGTGATTTCTTTTTCTACCGGACGCCCTGTAAACGCGCCGGACTGTTTGAGAGACTCAAGCGTAAGTTTCATGCTTTACCTGCGAAAAAGGGGCCTGAGCCCCGTTAATTTAAGAGCCGGATTCCGCTTTAGGAATCCATGCACCAGCACCAGAGCGCTGGATAGTTGCGGTCGTCTGAACGACCGTATTTGCCTGGAAATCAAACGGGAAATCCGCAACATAGCCTTTAAAAACGTACCAGGTTCGGTCTGCAGGCAGGTTAAGTCCATCAACGGCATTAGGCGCATTTGCAGCAGCTACCGTTGGTACTGATTCGCCATCTGACCAGCCGATTGCAAAAACCAGGTCGGTCTGGTCAGAGGTTTCTGCCAGGTTGCTCAACATAAGATGACTGGCGTTTTTCGGGTCAGCGTTCAGTGTTGCTGATGCCTGAGCCGGGGTACGCAGACCCTTCTTGTAGGTACGAGTACTCTTTTCACTCAGGCAGGTATCTTCTATCTGGTCTGCCGGGCTGCTGCCCGGATTGAATGCGGTAATGCATTCGATTTCACTCACTGTGTTATTTGCAAACACATAGAGCTGCGTGCCCTGCGTCAGTAAAGACATGGTTATCTCCGGACGTAAAAAAACCGACATCAGCCGGTTGGTTAGTTGGTGAGGTGATTAGCGAAGGACTATCCAGTCCACGTCGAATGAATAACGGTAGCGTTTAGTTTCACTGTCGCGGTTCTGATCGCCCCATCGCGTGATGTGCGCGTGAGGTTCAATGGCATCGCGCAGCGCAGCAGCCACTGAAATGGCCTGATCAGGTGTATCAGCATAAACATCCACCTGTAGCGTAAACGCATCAGTATCAGGACGCTGACCGAGGTAGTTCTCTGGCTCTCCGCTGATGTTTTGCCACACTGCATAGGGATAAGTGACATCATCATCCTGAATCCCGAAGGGATAAAGCCGCAGACGATCACCACCTATTAATGCGTTTACAGCGGGGCTGGCGGCGCACACAGGGAAAATTGGCGCAATCATGACGCCCCCCCTTTCTTTTTGGCCCGGGCAATCGCACGATCCAGCGCCTTGTCATATTCATTAATAAAAGTGCTGATAATCATGTCTGTGCCACTATCGGCTGCAGGTCGCATAATGGGCTGAGCCCGCATTTTTTCAGTACCAAACTCCAGCAATCGCCAGTGAGGGGTTGGCGCGTTAACAGCTTTGTCAGGGTGATTTTTCAGTACCGCACCATGAAGGACGCCAATCCGAAAGGCGAGATCGCCGGTTCGCCTGAACACTCGACCATTCCATCGCTGAGCTATATTATCGGCGATGCTCCGGCCGGTATGAATGTCATCCACGCGGCGGGCATTAGCTTTGGCCCTGTCTACAATGACATTTCCTGCTTTGCGCAGTGCTGCGCGGCCCCCTTTTTTCTTCAGGTCATCGCTGATTGAATCCAGCCGGCCAAGCAACGCATCCAGACCGGTCAGGGAAAATTCCACACCATCAGCCATCGTTGACGCCCTCCGAACACGGCAGAGTCAGATAATCCCGTCCGCTTAGAGGGTCAGGGAGCACACCTTCAATATTGAATATTTTATCCCCGTATACGATGCGGTGTTTTGAGGTAATATCGCTGCGGAAACGGATCGTTATTCGCGTTGTTACCTCCGCCTGTGTAGCCTGCGCCGCTATAAATTCCCGCGCTGAAAGAGGTACAACGTCAGCCCACAGTTTTGTAATTTCCATCCATGAGTTGACGGTTGCTCCGGTCAGGGGGTTCTGAGTTTTAACGGGCTTCTGAAGCGAGACGCGATGGCGCAATTTGCCTGCCTGCATGATCTACCCCTTTGGCTTTCCGCTGAGATACGTGGCAACCGGCATCTCGTCCTGAACTTCATCAGCAAAAGATTGATAAAGCACCGCGGCTAAAGACTCGTTTGATTCAGCCAGACGACTTATCGCCGCTGTCTGATCGGTTATCGCTTTTTCCTGAGCTGCCAGCGCTTTCAGCAGTTCGCTTACCTGTTGATCGTTCATAGGCAATTCTTGTCCATTTCTTTATCCAGTCACGGCGCGCCTGACAGCCACTGCATGCCATATATGCTCCTGCGCTCAGATGATGGTTGGTTTACGGAGGGAATAGATTAGGCATGACACCGAGTAGGGTAACTCACCCTGCTTATACAGGCCCTCTTCCTCACCGCCACGGACGCGATCAAGGATGCCGACTAAAATCAGCGTTGCCTGTTTTACACGTTGTAGTTCTGGTGCGGAATCAATGACTTTTCCATCTGTCCCGATAAGACGGTCCCGACTCCCCTGGATATAATCCAGCACGGCTGCACTTGCTGAGTAGATTTTCAGCTGAAGATCGGAATCACCGTCATCCGTATCAATACGCAGATGCTCTTTGGCTTCGCTGAGCGTCACAAATTCCAGCATCACTTAGCCCTCGCATCACGACCACGTTTAACAGCCAGTTTCCAGCCTTTTGACCCATCTTCACCCGGCTTGTCACCTGTTGCTTCATTGCAGTACCAGACCGAACCACCCCAGGTAACACTGTCGCCCGGTAAATATTTCTCACCATCTTTGAAGATGTCCCGATAAATCATCACCGGCACGCTAAATGTCTTTTCTGTTTTATCACCACTTGATTTGATCGCGGTGACGGTGAAATTACGCTCATCAGACTGAGTGATATCGATATCGCTGATGCCATCGACCAGACATTCCCACCCGTTCATGCCCGTGGTTTTCTGATAAGAACGCCACAATCCGCCCTGATGAATGGCATAGGTACCGCGCGGATATGCTTTCTCAGCATCTATCATCGGCAGGATTTCGAGCTGTAGCGCGTCTTTACCATCTTCACCAGGCTCACCATCTTTCGGCTTTGGCATTTCCGCTACTGCATCTTTCACCATCTGCGCGATATCCGGCAGCGGTTCGGGCTGCGGAACCTTGATGGCAGAAACAGCCCGCTGAACCATGCTTTCAATATCGGGCAGAACAGGCGAATCAGGTGCCGGAATTTCGGCCACAGCATCTTTCACCATCTGCGCGATATCCGGCAGCACTGGCGCAGCAGGAACTTCAATCTTTGCAAGCACTGAATTGGCAATAGCTTTTTCATTCGGCGCTGACTGCCTGCTTTGCTCGACTAGATCATTAAGCCTCTTGATTTCATCAGACTGTTGCGACATCGCAGCTTCATAGCGTGTGTGGATTGCTGCCAGCTGCTCTTTCACTGCCTCACTGACAGCCTTCAACAGTGACATGTCACGTTCATTCATGGGTAAGCAGTCCTTTCAGCATGGCTTTGACCATGAAGTGCTCATGCTCGGTAAGAGCCTTGCTGCTTTCATCGTCAACAGTTGGCAGCGGCGTGGGGGCCGCTTCAGATTTGGATTGAGTTCCGAACGGATCATCGCTGGCATCCCTTTTAGCCAGGGCTGACAGCGCATAGTTCTGCTGCTGCAGGTATGGCGTGTCGCCACCTTCAACAGGCGGCATATTTTCGCTTTTGCGTGCCTGATTGGGGGTGAGGAAACCAGCACCGATGCCTTCGCTGTAGGTTTTGTAACGCCCTTCAGTGTCCATGCGGATAAGTGTATTCAGGTCGAATTCCACCCCGGTCTGCGCTTCCAGTTCTAATGCCTCATCCAGAAGAAGTTCAATACCTTCAATGTGTGTCTGGAGACACTGCGAGTAATACCCCTGGTCGAGAGCTTCAATATTGTTATAGGACGGTGTTGATGCGGTGTTGACCTTATAAATCGGGACGTGGAATGTTGAGCAGATGATTTCAGCAGTCAGTTTTAACTGCTCCACCATCTGAGCATCTACGGCTGTCATAGCAATAACTTCAAATGATGCATTATCAGCCAGCAATGCTGTTCTTCCGGCATTTTCGCCGGAATAACCCTCGTCCCAGTTCTGTTTTATTTCCCGTGCTTTATCTGCATCGACCGCCCCCGGAACTTTAATAACGCCTCCGGGTTTTCCGCCGTTTTTAAAATGATTTGCGGAGTTTGTCAGGATCGCATCGCCCTGCATTGCTGTCAGCCCACAGGCATAAATGGGTGACAGTCCGCAAAGAGGATGGAAAAAGCAGTTGAACCGATCGTGAATAATTTCCCGTGCCGGAACCATTACCTGCTGCTCCAGCCCGTGAATATTATCCGGCCTGACCTGATAGAAAATTTCTCCATCATCGGTCACGTAAGGCGTAACTTTGTTTGGGTCCAGCACGCGCAGTTGCTTAACGTTCCCGCTGACATCACGCAACTTCAGCACATAGGTGTTGCCATCAGAAAGCTTTGAATTCATCCAGCACTCGAAGAACTGCATGCGTGTCTGAAAGCTGTTTGGCTTTCTCAGCAACGGGGAAATCTTCGCATCGCTGTGATCCGTCCAGATACCGCTGCTCAGTTTCTTTTTAAGCAATATCGGCATTTTCGCGATATCTGCGGCAATTAGAGAAATGCAGGTGAAGACCGCGTGGTAAGCCAGCACTGTTGTACTGTCTACTTCTATATTTCGCTGCCATGCGCCGGAAAATGACTCAAAAATCCTTCGCCACCAGCCACCATTAGCAGCCTGAAGCGCCTTTTCTTCCTTTGGTTTTTTGCGGAAACCGAACATTGGCTGCTTCTCCTGAGCGTTAATTCTTTTTCTGGCTCTTTGCCTTTTTCTCGACAATGTCGATAAATTCAACATGGCCGGTTAAGCGGAGAACCTCAGCGTGATCGTCACGCAGAAAGCGTTTCTCACCCGCATGTGCATCATGGGTGTTTTTGAGATAACGAACCTGTTTCATAGAGAAAAGAGCGGGGATTTCTCCCCGCATCTCCTTAGCTGCCAGCGTTAGCGCTGTAATTAACACCGGTAATCACCGCCACCGCCGCAGTACGGCGACGCTTCCAGTTGATCCAGCGTTCGGCGCGGATTGCCACGCTGTTGGTCTGGAACATGGAAACCATTTCAGTCGGATTCGGCGTGATGCTATCGCCGGTAGGTTCGCTCTCCATTTCAAGAGATGCCTCACGGGACATATCTACCGCAACGCCACCATCATCTGCCAGGTAGATATCCGGCGCGTTAACCAGCACCAGAAGATTACCTACATACTGAGAAACGATGGCCGGCAGACCTTCGAAAGTACCGCCAAACATGGTCATGTCCGGATACTCTCTCTGGCCCAGCGCATTTTTACGTTTTGACAGCGCCAGCGCTGTAGTGCTGGACATCAGCCATACGCCACCAGTCGGTTGCAGACCCGCATCGATAAACACCTGAAATGCGTTAGTGCTGTCGGTGTCAGGGTTGCCTGCACTTGGAATTTGCTGCGCGCCATTTGTGATAGAGGCCGGAGACACGTTAGCGACTTCTGCTTTTGCCGGATTCACAAAGTCAGCATCTAGTCGGGCGATTACCGCTTCAGCCAGGCTGTTGCGCACCAGTGCATCAGCGGCAGGATTAGAGAAGCGGATCAGCTCATCAGTCAGCACAGCAATGGCAGCGACTTTGGAGAAGCCAAAGGTGATTGATTCAAAATCGAATTTAGTCAGGGGCTTAGCTTTACCCTGCCCAACCCAGTTCGCAGAGCCGCCAGAAGTCTGAGCCGGAATGCGGATGTTGAACGGAACCTGACGCAGTGCAGGAATATCCCCCTGACCAAAGCGGCCGATAATGGTCTGTGGGCGCAGGAATTCGACGAAGTCCTGAGCGTACTCCTGATACTCCACCAGGCTGCCAGCCCACTGAGGATCAGTTGTGGTACCTGCACCTACAGCAGCTTTCAGAACGTGGTGAAGCTTGGCATCTCGCGGATACTGACGCTTTGCGATCTCCAGCGCTTCGGTACGGCTGCCATTTGCAGCGGCCAGTGACTTGGCGAAACGCGCAAAAGCGATCCCTTTTTCCAGCGGCTTCTCAACATGGATCACCGCAGGAGCGCGGTTATCAACAGTGTTTACCACCGTACCACCTGCTGCTTTCTGAACCGGTTGAGCGGTCGCGGCTTTAGTCGATTCCATGTCACGAAGGCGAGCAAGGTGCGCATCAACGGATTTAATTTCCGTACTCACTTCGTCATACTTATCTTCTTCTTCCGCATCAAGCGTGCGGCCCTCATCGAAGGCTTTTGACATAACATTTTGACGCTCAGCATCGAGCGTAGCGCGCTTGGTTTCGAAAGTTTTAATCATCTCGGAAATGTTCATCTTGGTTCCTTTAGTCTGAGAATTTTTAACTGCTGTAGCGCCAGCGGGTTTTATTTTTTTCGAGTCGTTCTGCACTACGCCTGACGCGGCCCGCAGCTTCTCATCGATGGATTTAACGGTCTGGATCGTGCCTTCGGCATTGGCCGGCACCGTTACGACAGAGAGTTCGTACCACTCCCACTTCGTGAACCGGATGCCGCCTTCGTCGATGTAGGCGTATTCAATAGGTCGGAAGCCGATCGACAATCCTTTTACAAGGCCAAGCCGGATGCTCTGCCATGCTTCTTCAAGTCGTGCCGCGAGCTGACTGGGTGCATCTGCCTGCGCCAGTGTGGCTTTGATCTCAATACCCTCAGCGGTAACCTTTGCGCTGGTCACCTGCCCGATAGGGGATTGATGGTCATGCTGCCAGAGCAGCGGAATAGGCAACTGAAACTTTGCCCCTTCGGGCATCACAATGTCGCCATAACGATCAGGTGATGGCGTTGTCGCAATGCCGGTAATTTCCCGCGTGTCTTCATTGACAGCCTTCACGATCAGAAGGCTTACGGCGTGCTGATTCTTCATTTCCCTTTCTCCAGAAACGAAAAAACCCGCATGAGCGGGTCGTTGAAAGCGGAATTTCTATATGAAAAACACGCTGTATTCTTTTTTCGGTGACGCTGGATTTAGCGCCATAAGGTGGATGGCGTTAAACAGCGCCATAAGGGGGTCAATCTTACCGATACCACTGGCACCCTTTGTTACCAGAGGCGCATTGGCGCTGATCACCACCTTGGCATTACCCACGCACCAGTTCATTAGTGGTTGGGTGGCATGCTTCAGCGCTCCTTCGGTGAGTTTTCGCTCTGCTGTTTTGCACGCCCCTCCGAGCCGCCAACCCTGACTGACACCCACCACCAGCTCCTGAGGAATTCCGGCATCAATCAGGCTGTCGAGCAGCGCTCCCACACTTGCCTGATCCATTCCCACCTTATCCAGTAAGCCAGCTTCATGAATCTGTGAAACATACATCGCCACTTCGTCAGCATCTTCACCGAACGATTTGACGACTGTCATATCACCCTGTTTAACGAAATCACGGATTTTGCTTTCTTCGCTTTTACGCCGCTCAATCGCCTTTTCATGACACCAGGCGTGCGACCAGCTCAGCCACTCGCGGGTTTTCTTATCCCTGCCAACGATGGAAAGGCCTAAAAGGTCATCAAGGCCGCCGCCGTCGATACCCACGGTAATGACTTCGCTACGGCTCAGTATCTGCTTGAACGTTACAGATGGATCGGACTGCACTTCCCAGTATTCGGCTCCCGCCCAGCGGTCACCGCGAAGATTCATGCCGATTTCGACATTGAGGTGCTTCGCCAGAAACTTTCTCAGGCTTCCCTCATCTTCCTGAGAGCGCTTGCGATACTCATCATCCAGCCACTCTTTGCTGACAGAGCGCCCCATGTTGGGGTTGGTAATGTAAAAATTGTCAGGATTGCGGAAACCTTCGTTTTCCACCATTTCTGGCGGGAACTCGTAAAGAATACCGAGAGTCTTTCCATCCTTGAGCACGCCATCACGAACGTTACGCCAGTAGTCCAGCTTCTTCTTAAAGACGCCTGCAGGCGGTTCATCGCTTTGCGTGGTCAGGTAAATCACCCAGCCTTCATTACGCGAAACCTGACCACCCAGTGCCTCAATGAACATTGCATCTGCTTTGGCGTTCTTGCCGAACAGCCAGAGCTCTTCAACCAGAATTCGGCCTGCTTTTTTACCTGAAACTGTGTCGCTGTCAGCGGCCACTACCTTCAGGCTGTTGCGATTTACGCGGTGTGTGATGGTGCGAATATGATCCTGAACATGAAACAGCGCAGACAACTCTTCATCTTCCCTCACCATGCTTGCGGCGGGTTTGAAGCAGTTATCTGCAACTTCCTTGGTCGGCGCGAGGATCAGGTGTTCCTCGTCCGCACGCCAGCAGATAATCAGCGCCGTCAGCATAATTCCCGCTGCAATAGTGGATTTCGTATTCTTTTTGCTGATGAGAAGACCATATTCACGTATCAACTGATTGCCGGTTTGCTGGTCATAACCGCCGAATATTGCCAGAACGAAATCAAACACCCACTGCTCTGAACACTCGCCAAATGTTGGCTTGCCAGGCAGGTCAGTAACTCTCAGTTCTTTGAAGATTGAGAGAGCATGCTCACCAGAATCTCTGAAAATAGGCGGCGGAATGATAGATTCACGGTTAATGAGCCTGCTGGCCCAGTCAGCACATGCGGTGGACCATTCCGGCATATCTATCCCCTGTTATTCACAATAAGCTGTGGCGGAGCCATGCCCATGAACTTGCTGGCCACGGCTTTTGCAGCGGCCTGCTTCGCATCCTTTTTGCCACCCTCACCTTTTTTGCTGTGCAGGTAGGGAAGCATTGCCTTTGCGGCATCTTTTCGTGTGTCGATATCTTCATCACGGTCATTCATAACCGACTTCAGAAACTCAAGTGGGTCATCATATTCACCCGCAGCGCGGACAATTTCCGGCACCGGATCGGGCTCTGAAAAAGGTGGCGTGTTTACCGCTGGGGTATTAACTTTTTTTCCATGCGTAGGCACGTCGTCAACTTCGACTTTTTCATTCTTTTTGCGGCTCATAAAAGCGATGACTTCCGGGTCTTTCGCTAGCTGCGAACCCTTGGAGCGTGCGGAGTTTGCGGAATACCCAGCCTTTATAGCCGCATCTTTTTTCGACATACCGGAAATCAGCGCCAGCGCGAATTTTCGCTTCTGGGCTGTTAACATGTTTACACCCTCCAAAAGGGGATATTTTCTGTGCGTGAGAGGGGGCGAGGTTTCGTAGAGAGTCGTCCTGGAAGCTTTGGACTCCCCCCCACCCTCAGATGATAATTGATATCATTTACCTTGAAATGATTTCAAATGAAACTATAATTCAATGCAATTGACAACCATTCTCATTTCCCTTTTGCATCCGCATTGGTCTTCTTGCGGTGGCAACCATCAGCACCACAACAGAGGATTTGACAGTTGCTGTCGGTGTCTTCACCACCCTGATGCAGAGCAACCTTGTGATCGAGTTCAAAGCCGTGAGGATATTCTGTCAGGCGTCCACACATCGCGCAGCATGGATTGGCAGACCACAGTCGCTTGCGCCTTGACTGCAACTGCCATCCAGTGATGCGAGTATCAGCGACAGTTGCCGTCCTGACACGCTGTGTACGGTCAACGGAGAGTCTGGGCTTAAGCGTTGCAAGTCTTGCCATGATGTTCCTTAGAGTCCAGCCGCCAGGCTCTTCGGCGTTCTTTCCTCGGCTCATTGTCCGGGTGACGCTCAACCGCAGGCAGGTCTGCATGATCCACCAGCGAGTAACACGGATAAATAACCCGGCCACCATACGCATCACCTACCGCGTAGTCGGCTGGCTTTGCGCTGTGCCATCTGGTCAGCACATCAGTGATACGATGCTGAGGTATGCTGTAACAGACACCGTGAATCAGCCTGCTCATGGTGATGTAGTCAGTCTGGCGCTGATCGCTGTCGATAAGCTTTGTTGCCACCTCAAGCTGATACTGTGGTGGCCTGCCGGTGCCTAAATAGAAAGACAGCAAATCATCAGGGAATCGGTCAAGCCAGGCTGCTACCTTTTCGGTGAAGCCACCTACCAGCAGCGCATCGTCTTCCAGTATCACTACACGGCAATCCTGCTGGCTGGCCCACTCGATAGCGCGGCGGTGATTGGCATTGGCACCACCATCTTTATCATCAAGCAGGAAGTGAGCATTGAGCGCGCGCTTGAGATTCATCACTGCTTCTGATCGTGAGTGATGCGCCACAATGGCGAACTTTATTTGTGCTTCCACCAGGCAAACTCCTTACCAAGGCCGTCAGTCTTAAACACGGTATTGATCCTTGGACCGATAATCACCCTATCTTTAAATCGATTAACTACCATTCCAAAACAAATCATGTCGCCAACGGACGTTGCTGACTGCTCTTTGCCCCAGAACCGCAATGATTCGATGTGGTAATACAGCCGGACAATGCCATGTGCTATTGCCATCACATCACCGCGGGTGCCACCCAGCAGGCCAGCGTTTAACATCACGTCATTACGACGCTCATCAATGAATGCCTGACAGATAGCTTCGGGATGATTCTGCTTAGCCCAGGTGTCTGCGTAAGTCTTTGGCTCTGAGCCAACGTAAATCTTGCCCTCTTCCATTTCCTGCCACGGCTGCTGAAGCATTTCTACATCAGTGCCATCGGTACACCAGACAAGATGATATTCAGGATGATCGCGTAAGTGCTGCCAGATATGCAGCCAGCGCCGGAAGTAGACATTCATCTTCACATCGGGCACACAATATAACTCTGTGTCAGCCGGAACAGTGTCCAGTTCATCAGCCAGGACGATGCGGCCACAACCCCTGAGCGATGACGCCCATTTATCCAGCAGGTCAGGCGAAGGCGTTATCTTCGTTCCGCGCTGTGGGTCTGGCTGGCTGGTCAGTAACGTGGTGATGACGACATTGCGTTTGTCCCGGTACTCAGCATATCCGGTGTAGCCACTGTTACGGCGCTCGTTGTGAATTGTCACATTGCGCTTAACCTGTGCTTCACGGTCTGGCTTTGGCACAGAACGCTCAACAGCCTGATGCTCATCAAGCGAGTAAATTAACTTTTCCGAACCTACGACATCAGCGAAAGCCCATGAAGTTAAACCGGCGTTGTGAATGCGTAACGCTAAATCTGAGTGCTCATACATGCCGCGCTGATAGATGGGGTCAAAGCCACCGACCTTTTCAATCACGCTGCGATGGTAGTAAAGCATCACGCCGCGCTGGCCTGTGTATGCTACGTGCCTGTCGTCACGGTATAGCACTGCTATGTCGTTTAGCTTTTGGCCTGTGGCGAAGTCCTGAAATTGATATGCCAGATGCGGCTCGGGTGAATCGATATAAGGCTGCTCCCATCCACCAGCTACAGGCCATGCGTCATCATCCCAAAGGAAAAGATGCTCACAGCCCGCATCAATCAGCGCCTGTAAGCTGGCATTCTTTGATGCCACTATGCCGCGTGACACGTCACGGCGAATAACCCTTACGCCTGAGGGAACAATTACCGGAACATTTGACCCGTCATCAATCACAACCACCAGCGCACCAGCAGGAAGGAACTTAAGCTGATGCTCAAGGGCGCGTGTTAAAACGTCATGGCGGTTGTGTGTGCTGATGGCTATACCGATATTTGATGCCCGTTCATTCACTGGCGCATATGCTATGCCATCGATAACGACTTCCATTCAGAGTTTTCCTGCTGGTCAGATATATATAACCCTCGTCAATGGTGTTAACACCAGCCGATGATTCATTGCTTGATACTGAAAAGTGAACTCAGTGAATGCAGTTTTTTGCACAAAATAAAAACCGCCCTTAGACGGTTTAAATATACAAATCAGTGATACTGAATTTTCTTGTCGGCAATAGAGTTCTTCACCTGCACCGTCTCACTGATTCTTTTCATCACATCAGGGTAAGCTCCCATATCTTGCATCCATTTCTCAGCAGCTTGGATGATGTCATTACATAAAGCTATTGCGCTTAACTGCAACACCCCTTCAGTTAAATTCATATGCGACACTGAATGGGTTAGATGCACAGTTAGCTTTTTGCCAACTGAAGAAGCATTGTGTAAAAACGCATTCCTTAACTCCCAAAACTGTTGACTGGTGAACGTTACAGTAGGTGGTTGAGCTTTGTAAGCCTGGATTACATCGTCACCTAACTTTGCAATGTAATCAGGTGAGCTTATCAGCATTGCTTCATAAAGTGACTTAGGGTGATACCTAGGCGCTAAGTACTTGTCAAACCACTGTCTTGCTCCATCACCATTTCGAATGCCAACATGTTCAATCTGTCCGCAAATATCTGGAATTGAGAGCGAAATAAATAAAGCAGCTTGGTAATTCTTAGATTCCAACGACCTTTTTATAGATTCGATAATTTCTTTCATGACGCCTCCTTTATGTGCTGAGGCATTATCGATAATTCATGTGCGTATTTGCAACGCTTAACAGCATGGATGGCCGTTATCCCTTGTCGGAGGATTCTCCAGTACTCAGCATCTGGAAGCGCAACTGCACGACATTTCCGCGCTATTGCATCAGGATGACACACGCTCATGTTGAATAACCTAATTATTGGGTCAGAGCACCAACATGAGATTTGCTGTGATGGTATAATCACTGAGGCGATTTTGACGCTATCTCTGGAGATAAAAATGAATATTGAAAAAGATAAAGTAGTCGTTGTACTGGACTATTTAATGAAGGATTTTCCGGGCACCGTGACCGATTGGTCCCCAATCCAAAACGCAATTGGTTCAGAAATAGATTTGGTTGGTTACTTAGTTTACTTAAAAGACCAAAATTACATTGAAGGAAATTTCACATTTTACCCGTTACGCTGGGAAAAACCCTGGGAAATAGTCTTGTCAACAGTGAGAATCAATGCTGCTGGCATTGACCATCTTCACGATATGAGCCCCTCCCCATCTGGATGGATTCGCAGATAATCCCAAATAACAACTTATTTAAAAGAGCTTGCTTATCATCGCAAGCTCATATCACTCTCAATTTTTCTTATCGCTGCTCTATCAATATTGCACTGAGCCACTATGCCGTATAGCTCTGCATTGAGGCTTACGCTGTCACCGAACAGCATTGGATCGGGCGGCGCTGGCGCTTCAATTTGGCTTGTCAGTTCTGCCGGAAGGTTTAGCCGAGGCTGGCTGATTGTCCGGTACTCCACTTGCGGCTTTTGCTGCACTCCGCAACCTGTCAGCAGCATCAGCGGGAACAGGAGCAACAGCACACTTATCCGCTGCAAGATATTGCTTGATTTCATTCTGTAGTTTCCGGTTCTGCTGGGCTGTTACGGCGCGTTGTTCGGTTACCTGCCCCATTACTTCATTCTGGTGCTTAACGGCTGTCACAAGCTCGTTAACGCTGGTAGCCAGGCCGTCATTCTTGGAACGTAGGTCGTTAATCTGCTCGTCTTTGCTGTTCGCCAGCTTCTCAAGGCGCTGATTGGTTGCCTCAAGCTGTGAGCTACGGGCATTCAGCATCCAGAGTGCCAGGCAGATAAGGCCAATGACGATGAGAGGTGAAAAAGTTTTGACGAGGTTTAATGGGTTCATGAGATAAACACCTCTCGCTCTGCTGCACGGCGTTTAACAAGGCCTGCTAATTTCTTGCCGCCTGCGTTGACCCACTTACCAAACTCATCTGCGGCGCCAGCGAAGTCACCTGCGTTAAGCTTTTTAAGCAGCGTGGATTTAACGAAGTTGCCGGAACCCAGGTTGAACACAAATGATGCCAGCGCGTCGAACTGATTTTGTGTCAGCTTCACCTTAACATTGGTGTTAATGGTCAGCTCTGCCACCAGCAAATCTTCACGCAGAAATTTGTCAGCCTGCTCTCCGGTAATCACATCACCCATTTTTACATTGTGGGTATGCCCATAGCCGATAGTGGGAATGCCCACGCTGTCGCGATACGCCTCAAGCTTCAGGCCCTCGAAACGCTTAATCAGGTCCATGCCTTTATTGCTGGTTTGCATCAGTATCCCCTGTTTTTCTGGCTATCCACCCGCGCAACTTGTCGCTGATGTAGTCATTACCCACATACCCGATATAAACCGCGAATACCTTTGCGGCGGCGTCAGGGATGTTCCAGTTAAATAAAGCGCCCATTACCTGAAGCGTCGGGCCAGCGAAGAAAGCCAGCGCACTACAGGAAACAGCGTCGAGAACCCGCTTACTCCACGGGCTTTTTGCATAGGCACTGCGTAATAGTGAAAACATGCCTGCTACCCCGGCATATCCCCATTCTGTTTTGTGGGCATACAGCCACAGCAGCACTGTGGCCCAAAAGCCCGGGTCTTTTTCTGGAGGCATGCGCTTAGTTCCCGCCACCGGAATGATGGCGGCTTGTCGTTGAGGAAAAGATTGCGCATCGCCACGGCGTCAAAGGGTAAGTGGTTGCTGATTGGCGAGCGCAAAAACGAAAAAAGGCCGCACGATGGCGACCTCTTGGATTTTGATCGGACACAAAAAAAGCTCACATATGTGAGCTTAAATGTTTCCGAACTGTTTATTTTATCTAACCAATCCGATATGTTGGTATTGGATTTTCCCTGGTGTTCGCTACTTAGCACCCCCGCTTCAGAAATCTTCGCAGGATGGTGAAGATGGGGGCTTTTTTTTCAGTATCAATGTAGTTCCGTCACGAATACCCTGTGACAACCACCGCCTTATCGTTCAGAAAAATTAATGCTTAACCACTAATACGACAACTGTACTAAAGAATAATAAATACTAACCTTTTGTACAGTTCACCCAGGCATAATTTATGAAATCAGTAAGATACGAACGGGCCAGCGCCTTAACTCCCTATAATTAAACCCTGACGCATTCCGCGATAGTTTCCTTGCCCGTCGGCAACAGGGTCAAATCAGCATGTGAATATCACAATATGAAAGGCGCTACAGGTTTGCAGTCCTGGACAGAGCGGTTAACCCGTCTGCGCTCAGTGCCTTTGGTATTGTGTGGAAATGAAAAAACTCCGCCAGCTGGCGAGGTTTCTAATTTAAGAAGCTATGCGTTGTTACCACTCTTAACAGATTACATAGAGAAATTCGTAACGAAAAGCAGATTAAGCAGTTTTTTGAAAAATAGTTTTCTGAGTGGCTTCATCCATCTCAAGCCGTGCATCTGTCATCAGTATGCAGGCATCAATAAACGTCTCAGCGATCATCAGCTTTTGGCGCACTTTACCCTCTGAGCATTTAAGCCAGCGGGCAATTGTTGATTTGGAAACGTCATAACGGTAGTGCGCCATAATTAAATCCAGTTCATCCAGGCGACCAACCTTTTTAAGCATCCCAACAGCGGTGTCAATAATCATGCCGTCATTGTCACAGCACGAAGGACGGCTACTGGTGCTCTTTGGAAGCAGTGTGATAAACATCGGGCTGGTCGGGTTCCAGCTAACCTGAGTGCCTTCGCTTGCAGCCCATCCACCCCAACGCTCTAAAACCAGTTGAATGTCACGCATATTAAATCTCCTCCACACACTTATTTTTTATCTGTCCCAATGACGCCAACTGCAATAACGTGATCAAGAAACCGGAATAACAGTTCAATCTGACTGCCGTAATTCGACTCAAAAAGTTTTGGGTCACGATGTAACTCGTCGTGATGCGCCCTGCAAAGCGGTATCACGAATAAATCATGTGCCTTTGTTCCCATGCCTCCCTGACCGTGTCCGATGATGTGATGCGGATCATCTGCCTGATTAGCGCAGCATGCGCACTTCTGCGCCTTAACCCACTGTGTGTATTTCTGGCTCTCCCAGCGCTTGCGCTTTGGCCTCTTCATGAATGACTCTGGCGATTCAGGATCAGCTACCAGATTGATTATCTTTTTTACCTGCTCAGCCGCCTGCTGAATGACCTGCTTAGGCTGGCGTTCCGGCGCGATGTGCGATTCCTTTAGCTCACCTGAGACGATGCTTACTGGCATGCGCAGAACACGCCGTGCCGGTGCTTCAGGTATCAGGTCGATAAGGTCATTCAATGAGGCCCACCAGCAAAGCTCTGGCAGGGTTAGCTGATGTTCGCCATGCAAACCGAGCTGGCTGCAAACCATCCTGATTATCCACAGCGCTGTGTTTCCCTTGGCGATGCTGTCCAGCTTGCCGGGTGTGCCATGCTCCCTGAACTGATTATCGTGGCTGTAGCACAATGACACCAGGCCGGATTCAGTCTCGTGAAGCGTGTATTCATGGTGATGCCATGTTGCATCGTCATGCCACTGGCAGCAGCCAAAGCCACGAACAAACCCAGCCAGGCCATTAGGTCCACCAGCGGCAGCTATAACGCGATCATGGCTGAAAAACGGAATCAGCGACTGCTCATCAAGTAGCGGCTGTGTGCCGTCATTGATCCTTCCTGATGGAAGGTCAGCCATTTCCGGTGTAGGCGTGCTCACCAGAACGCGGCCACGAAACATCCCCATCAGGTCTGAGCCAGGCTTGAGCAGCACTATCCCTGTGCGCGGAGCAACCTCAGGCGTTAGCAGTGCTCTCACTCATCACCCCTTTCCGCTTTGTGAGCCGTCCACAGCCCGCCAATCCACTGAACGCCTTTCGCAGTAAAGCGGGACTGACTGAACGCATAATTCGAATCGGTAGTGGTTCCAGTTCTGACTTCAAAACGACCGGCTTCGATGTGCTGGCTATAGGGAGTCATGACACCATTGAGTCGGTACATAATCCGGCTATCAAGCAAGAACAGACGAAGATCTGGCTCTTTGGCCTCAAGAAGTTTTGCCACCTGGCGGAATGTCATTGACCCTGTAGCCGTGACATAACGATCCACGAACGCGACCTTTGGTGCAGCTTCGGTAAGCTGTAGCTGCAGGCGCTCCTTCTGCTCTTCCATTTCGGCGGCAAGGCGGAGTGCTTCCGCAAAGGTCTGCGGGATTTTAGCTGGCTGGCTTTCCTCTAACTCATGCAGCCGCTTAATCACTTTCATGCGGAGAATGGCACTGTAACCGGTGATGAGGCATTCGGTATGCTCACGGTCGAGATGATACTCAGTTTGCTGGCGGTTCATGGTATCGAAATAGATGCGCTGAAATTTCAGCGCATCTTCTCCCAGGTCATCCAACATACGGCGAATATCGACAGTGACATTTTTGTGTTCTTTGCCTGTAAGGTCGGCAATCTCACGGCTGGTCATGACTGGGGCTTGAATGGCACTAACTACAGGCGCATTAGCGCCCGCTGATTGATTTAGCATTTTGAACTCTCCACACACTTAACACGCATTATTTTTAAACGGTCCCGCCCCATCACCTGCAAGTGAACGGGACCAACCTTTACCAGAGGCATCTGCAACATATCCCCGGTATCTGCACTATAACCGCTATTCAAATTCATTTCCCACCAAAGTTGAACGGGCTGATAGTCACCTCTGCTTTTCCCTGCTTAACCTGCTCTCCCCACTCTACAGTGAACCTCTTAATCTGCCTGTCATCCACCCATACGCCAGCATGCGTCAGGCTGTCGAACAGCGCTTTCTGGTAGTTATCAAGGTCGCGATTACGCTTGTCTGGCGGGTACAGCAATACGGTTACTTCAACGTTCACTGTAATGGGCTGAGGCCGCCGCTTGAGCTGCGTCAGGATGGCTGCGATAGCGTTGGAACGAAAAGAGCGCCCGGAGGCGCTAATTTTCATACCCGTATTCGTAGCCCGCCAGTAACCGTTAACGCTTGGTGGAAATGGCAGGGTTAATTTCATGCAGCAGTACCCTCTTCGCCTAAAAGCTCTTTGACGGCTCCACGCAACAGGCGGACGTTTTCCCAGCAGTTCGGGTCTGTTTTCTCCACCAGCTCAATGAACTCACCAACGGTGCAGGGTTTAACAAAGCGGGTTTCAACCAGCACTGAGTGGAAGCGGCGGAATCGGACGCTGTCTTCATCCGGCCCCTCAAAATTCTCAGCAACCCAAAGTTTTAATTCAAGATCGTCCTGATGCTCCTGAATGAGTCGCTTTGCCTTCTGGATGGTTTCAGGCGGCACAACCAACATCTCGGGGCTTTCGACTGAATCTGAGGCCCAGACATGGGCGTATTTCGACTCACTGAAGGTGTACTCGTGTTTCATGCCGAATGCGGCCACAACACAGGCCATCGTCTCAACGCCGCTTTGCTCAAGAATATCAACACGCTTTAGCGGTAACTGTTCGCCGCCCTGCTGCTCCTGGACCAGTTCCGGCTCAGAAGACTTTTCAGCGCCTGGAATGCCTTCACGGTATTCCGCCAGGATAGACATGATCTCATCGGTGTAGCTGGAATTGTGATACAGCGGTGTCATGCCGTCGTCTTCGTCGCCAGACTGTGCATCGCAAAGCAACTCCACCAGCCGACGCGCTTTGGATGCGCTGAACTGAGGCATTGCAGCCGCTTTGGTCAGCTTCTTTTTACCCGCGGCTTTGGCCTTCTCCATCTGCTGCTGAGCGACGCTGGATGCCTTAGCGCCATGCTCACGCTGGAGGGCGATCGCAGTGGTGGCGGCAACCGCGCCGGACCTGACCATATCAATCAGGCCATCACCAACGGTCAGTAGCTGGAGGTGCTGCTCAACGTCAGTGACAGAGCGCTTAACCTTCTTCGCTATCTCTGCAGGTTCCCAGCCCTGATTGACCAGGCGCTGATAGGCAGCGGCACGTTCAAGCGGAAGTAATGCCCTGCCCTGGCTGCTTGTCACCATGAATGCGATGCGGTCTGCCTCGCTGCCAACGAAGTCTTTGCACTCAAGGCGCAGCTCATGACCAGCATCCTGAGCCAGCTTCGCGCCGAAGTAACGGTGATGACCGTCGATAACCTTGATGCCATGCTCAGTAACCTGAACGGCAAGCGGCGGGACATGCTCACCAGCGATAAACGCATCACGGAATTCTTCAACGTGGGTCTGGTCAATCTCGCGGACGTTATAACCCGGCTCGACGTAAAGCTCATCCACGCTCAGCAGATAGGTTTTGCGCGTAGTGATGTTAGTCCCTTTTTCGTCTTTGCCTTTATAAACCTGAGATAAGTTAGTCATACTGTGTGTAACTCCATAACCAGAGAGATAATCAATAACAGGATGATCACCAGCACTTCCGGCAATGACCTGTAGAAATATTCGTATTCTTCAAAGTGGCGTTTAAGGGCTGGTTTCATCTGTGAACCTCCCACTGCCAGTAATCGCTGACTTTCCCACTGTTGATGCCGCTATAGCTGCTGCAGCGTATAGCGCCTCTGGCCGCACACTTGTCGCTTTTGACTTTTGCAACCTGCCGGTTGTGTTCGAAGGTTGCTGTCATCATGGCGTTCAACCAGTTATGGCTGGCGCGAAGCCACAGGCCCTTGCTCTCAAGCTCAATCGCTGTCTTAACGGCTTTGAGATAGTCACCGTTCTCTTCAGGCCGGGGCGCAGTGTTTACCGTAAACAGCCACTTCTGATTGCGAATCAGGATGAGCTGCTCACACATCTGAAAAACGGCATCGCGGGCTGTTGCGTACTTAATGCCTGTCTTTTCGCTGATGCGCTTCATGCTCATACCGCCGTGAGTGCGGAGGCATTCAAGAATAATTTCGGCGTTGTCCATGAATCCCCCTTAAGCGCCACGGAAGCCATGTGGAACATGTTTATCGACCGGTGGTATGGCTGCGATATCACGCTGACTGTCTCGTTTTCTCGCATTCCATTCTGATCGTGGCGGTCTGCCGTGCTTATCCCATTTCTTAGCTGACTGAAGGTAGCCAGGCAGATTGCCGGGAATGAAAAGTGTTTTAGGGCGCATGTACTGGTAATCCGTGGTTTCCTGCCAGTGAACATGCTTGTAGTCCACAACCAACTTAAGCTCATCGGTCGTGAAGCCTTCCGTGATTCTGGCCTTGATGTGGCCCATCGAAGACTGCGCCTCGGTATGCTTTGCACCAGTGACCTTGTTGAGGTGCCATAAAACATCACGAGACTGCTGAAGAATTAATCTTGCATCGTCTGGTTGCGGCGCAACCTGACAAGAACTCTCTGTTGTAATCTCTGTAGTATTCTCTGTTGTATTCTCTGTAACATCGGGACAAATTGACCCGATCGATGGGGACAATTTGACCTTATCCATAGGGACAGATTGACCCTCTCGATCAGGACAATTTGTCTCTCTCGATAGGGACAAATTGTCCCTATCGGACAGCAAAGGGCTTGCGTAGTTAATTGCGTAATAATTTGTCTGGTCGTGCTGCTTCTTTTTAAGCCGATCAACATAAATCAGCCCCATATTTTTCAGTGAAGAAACCGTTCTTTGTATCGTCTTCCCTGTCCACCATGGGAACTGCTCATTCCAGGCATCAATGCTGTTATAAACCCAGCGTTTTCCGTCATACTCGACGCCAGATGTGGTGTCTTCCAGCCAGTAGCAAATCTGTTGAAGCACAATGGCTTCATTGAGGCCAATGCGGCTGGCAAGCTCAGGGCTCACCACAAGCGGCTTGACCTTAAGCAGTAAACTCATGATGATACCTTCCTGAACTTCTGACTGAACAACACACGCGGCAGCATGCAATCATGGGGATAATCAGGACGGCGGAAGATCACACGGTGATTAACCGTATCAACGCCGACAGTTGTAACTGCAACTCCACGCGGATCGATGTAGCACTCAACCCAGGGCTTAATGACTTCAGTTTCCATGATTCACCCCTGCATCTGCGGGGCGACGATAAAACTCTGCCCAGGCTGATTCGACTACCAGACGCGGCACGCACTGGTAGTTGTAAGCCTTATCCGCTGAGGATATGATTTGCTCATAGACAGGGACGCCAGCCTGATATCGGCAGCGGAATTGCCCTGACAACGGTTTCTGATTTACAATGCTCATGCGATGAGTCTCCACACACGTTGATTTACTCGCACCGAACGCCCTAGGCTGCAACCCGGGGCGTTCACCTTTTCTGGCCCCTGCTAAATCTCTAACCACTTCAAATGTCCTGCTTTTCGAACTGCATTCCGGCAACATCAGCCTTCCTCCCGCTTGATACGAACATGTCCACAGCGTGATCAGCTGTACCTGCACTGAAGAGCGCAATTAGGCCAAAAAAACCGTGAACCTGATGATTGAGTTTTTTGCGGAATAACGCTGACAGCGTTTTGCTTTCGTGATGATCAATTACGCCATCTGCCATAGCTGCAAGCTGGGCTGTTGCCAGTTCACCTTCTGCGGCTTTGGCCTTCATCTGCGTATCAAACAAATCAACCTTGTCCATTTCGCCAGCGGCCTTGATGTCCACCAGCAGCATTCCATGACGAACGGCCATGAATTCAGCTACGCAATGGGTGCCGGACAGAACTTCCATTTTCATCAGCTCATCCAGGGTAAAAAAGCGACTGCCACACTTGCGATACAGATGGTTATGGAACTGATCGATGCTCATGCCTAAATCAGCAGCCATACCTAAGCGACCGTGCTTATGTGCTTTGCACATCTGGCGAACTGCCTGGTTAATCGTGTCTACCATTTTGCTTTTCCTTGGGTAGTTATCTTCAAGCTGTTGCGGGATTAGAATCATTTTCTGGGTAAATATCTGGCCTTAATTCAGCGCGGGTAACTTCGCCTTGAGTTTCGGTTTCCAGTTTTTGCGCCAGGATGAATCCAGCTTTTTTATGACCAGTAAATACAAGTCTTAAGTAGCCAGGGCTATAACCTACTTTGCTGGCTAAATCGGACCGTTCTTCTCTTGAAAGTGAGTTCCAGTACTGTTTCATGTGTACCTCCTGAGTACATAATACATGAAATAAATGAACCTACAAGGTACTTGTACCACTTTGGTACATGTCATCTAATGAGTACATGAAAACTATCAGTGAAATACGGCGCGAAAACGCTAGAAAACTGCGGGACGGGGTGGGTGGCAACTCATACTTCGCCAACTTAATTGATAGAGAGCCAACTCAAACGAGTCGCTTTCTAGGGGAGAACGCAACTAAAAATATTGGTGACGACATGGCTCGTCACATAGAAAAATGTTTTGATCTTCCCCAAGGATGGCTAGACCAAAAGCACCAAACAACCAATGTTGCACCTAACAAAAATGTTATGGATACTGAACTAAAGATTCAGATGGTCCCAGTTATCTCATGGGTGCAAGCCGGAGCATGGACAGAAATCGGCTATTCAGAGGTTGATATGAGCGTTGCAGAAACTTACCCCTGCCCAGTACCTTGCGGGCCGATGACATACATCCTCAGAGTATTAGGCGATTCGATGAGTGATGAATATAAACAGGGTGACATGATATTCGTTGATCCAGAAGTGGTCCCAGCTCACGGTGATGATGTAATCGCTCTTATGCTTGATACTGGAGAAACGACTTTCAAGCGGCTCATTGAAGATGGCACCAGTAAGTATCTAAAAGCATTGAATCGCGACTGGCCCGAGCCTTACGTGAAAATTGACGGCAATTGCTCTCTTATTGGTACTGTGATTTTTTCTGGCAAGCCAAGGCGTTACAATCGCTAAAACATCCCTATGAAAAAGAACCTGCAATTGCGGGTTTTTTTATGCTTGACAATGTACCCTATAGGTACATAATAAGATTCAAGAGCACAGGATAGGTACATTACCTGAGAGCCCTCAGAGTTAGGAAAGAGAGAGTGTTGTACTTGGCGGTTACTCCGGGGCTTTCATCCCATAAGGAGAGCGAAGGTAATGTTCACCCGGTTTAACCGCACTTTTTTGCACAACGATGAGAGCATTTGGCGGGCGCATAAGGCCGCGTCACAGAGGCGCTGAGTGTTCTCTTCGTTGTGACATGTCACAACAACCTTCAAGTGTGGAGGCGCGGCTCTGGGTTGTTGCAGTAACCCAGCAGCCAATTAACTAAATCCCGAAAGTTTTATTGCCATCTGCGGCAAGGGATTAGTGCAACCAAAAATCGTGTGTGGAGACGTTAATGAGCTACTTCAAATATTCAAATGCTGAAGCACTTGCCGCACTGGCAAAGCTTCACTTAGAAGAAAAGCAAATGTGCGAAGAAGGCGACAAATTTGCTGCCTTGTTCAACGCGAAAGCAGTTTACAGCAGTGACATAAACAGCTCTCGCTTTCATGGAGTTCGTTTTGAAGAAGGCTTCTATGTAAACCAGGAGCTTTGGACTAAACCCACCAGCTTTAAAGGGTTTTCTTGCCGACCCAAATCAAGGGCCCCCAAAGGGATGGTTGAGGAATATAAAGCCCTCAATGAAATCTGGAAGGCGAACTTCCCAAAAACCAAAGTCAATTGCGATGAGTTTTACAAAGCTATTGGGTTTGATTGGGGAATGCTGTTGTTCTGCGGAATCTCATATTTCCCTTTCAACGATGCCGTTTATGTTTCTACCACCGCGAAGCCAAAAGAGGGGTTTGGTGCTGTTGAAATCGTTGGTAGTGAGTTTGATAAAGCTAAAGCGGGGTATCTCGATGCACAAGCCTGACGACCCTATCACCGTTGGCCGTATCACCCTGCCCTATAGCCATCTGCTCAATGGCTGGCTGATGCCTGACGGTACCGTTATCAAAAATCCTATCAGGGCGCAGAACGAAGCTGAGCGCCTTAACTGCAACATCGTTTTTCACTGAGGGCCACCAGCATGTTATCGATTAAATCAAACAAAGAGCTTGTTGAAGCCGGTCATCATTTCGCTAAAGCGCTTGATGCTGATATGCCACTTACTGAAATTGCAAAGCTTGTCTCTGCCCTTTCTACTCGCTTGGATTGCGCTATCGTCCGTGGTGATGCGTTGCAGCAGAAGCTGGATAGGGTGACTGCACAAAATGCCAAGCTAAAAAATGGCATTGGCTTCTTTAGTTATGGCACAGACAGTGGATTTGAAGAGCATGATTCTGCTGAAAAGGCCATCGCAGCAGCAGATAGCGACATTGATTACTACCGCGGGGATGCATGTGACGGATGGTCAGAAGAAACTGACCGCACTGTCTGGGGTGTCATCATGCAGCGCGCAACAATGACCGGATTGCGTCCTGTAGAAGAAGGTGACAATTGCGCGGAGGGTATTACTGAATGGTGCGATTACACGCTGCTGCCGAAGTATGAAATTGCTACTACTTTGACCGCTTTACCAGTAGAGCGCGATAAATACGGCTACTGGTCACATCCTGACTATCTGGCCTTCTGTGATGGCCGTGAATCTATCCCGGAAGATGAATTCGATCAGTGGATGGAAGCGAAAGGCCTTGAATGGAAGGTTGATTATCGCGACGAGGAAGAAACTGATTATGACGCTGATGGTTATGACCTCTCAACATGGAATCCTGAAGCACCTGCAGGTGATGGCTGGTTCGTAGGCTCTATCCATGACACTGATGATGGCGCGGTCTGCATCTGGCTTCGTGCTAAGGCAGTGGCATGAATGAGCTGGCTCTTTTCGCAGGCGCTGGCGGAGGAATACTCGGAGGACACCTCCTTGGCTGGCGTACAGTTTGCGCCGTTGAGCGTGATGCCTACGCCGCACAAGTTTTGGCGCAACGACAAAACGATAGAGCACTCCGACCTTTCCCGATTTGGTCTGATGTGTGCAGCTTTGACGGAACAGCATGGCGAGGAATTATTGACGTCATTTCTGGCGGGTTTCCCTGCCAGGACATTTCAGGTGCCGGCAAGGGAGCAGGAATCGACGGAGAACGCTCAGGACTCTGGAGAGAAATGGCAAGAATCGTCGGTGAAGTTCGACCTGAATACGTGTTCCTGGAAAACTCACCTTTGCTTGTGGGAAGAGGACTTGCCGTGGTTCTCGGTGACCTTGCCAAAATGGGGTTTAATGCTGAATGGTGTTGTGTATCAGCATACGAGTGCGGCGCGTCCCATCACAGGGATAGAATCTGGCTTGTTGCCTACCCCAAGGGCGAGTATGGGCGGACATGGAATAGCATGGTGTCGGGCGAGGACAGGCGATCACAGGCACAACCTGGAGGATTTTCTGGCGTGGCAACATCTGGAAGATGGCGGAGAGGAAACGCCTGGCCTGAATGCCAACCCCGATTATGTAGAGTGGCTGATGATGTGGCCTACGGGGTGGACAGACTTAAAGCCCTTGGAAATGGACAGGTTCCAAGAGTGGCAGCAACAGCATTCAGCATTCTCAACAGTGATGGAGTGACTAATGCCTAAATCCCCCGCCGAACGCAAAGCAGAGCAGCGCGCCAGACAGGCCGCTGCTGGTGTCAGAAAGCTGGAAATTGTTCTCGATGAGCAGGAACTGGCGATGCTTGAGCAGAACTGCACCGCCCGCCGTCCAGGGCGTGAGCCTTACGACCTGGCAGAGTATATCGCTCTGCTTATTCGCCAGGACGATGCGCGGGTCCGTAGCCGGTTTAAATCGATGAGTAAGCGCAAGTGCGGTAAGTGCGGTGATTTACTGCCTGTGCAGGATTGCCCACTGAAAGAAGAGTCAGCCTGTTGGGTTCGCCTTGGCTGGCATGAAACGAAGTTGGTTTTAGCGCCGTGATCCGTCACGGCTTTTAAGCCTGTTGCAGCGGGAGTGTGTGGAGGGTTTTATGAGCAAATTGATGAGGGCCAGCAAGTGGGGTCAGCGTGAATTCGAAGATGGTTCTCAACCTGACAACAGGACAATTAGGCGCTGGGTGGAAAACGGCAAGCTGAAAGGGAAAGTTGTCGATGGTGTTGTTTGGGTTTGCTCATCTGAGCAATGGGGTGTTAGCAGTGATGTATCGCATGCCGTAAGGCAATTAATCAACGAGGGTTAAAATGGCCGCACGTCCAAGAAAAAAAGAAAACCGCCATTTGCCTGACCATCTTTATCTTGATTCAGCGACAGGCACATATCGTTTTATCCTCGTAACAGGTAAGCGGAAGTCATTAGGTACGGATCGAGCAATGGCTATAGCTATAGCTCGTGAATACAACAATCAAATGCGCCCTGAGACATCGGTTTCCCTGGCTGGTCTTATCAGGGAATCGGGGGGTGTAAATGGTGAGGCTACTCCGTTCTCTGAGCATGCCGATAAACTGCTGGCGAGAGCGATAAGGGACGAAAAGCCAGCGCCTATTACCAAAGATGTATGGATTAATGACATTGTCAGGATAAAAGAATTCTTTACGATGCCTGCCTGCGACATCGACTTAGAACACGTAAACGGTTTCATTCATAAATATCATGCTGAATCTTCAGCCAATGTTCAGAACCGCAAGGTAAGTTTCCTGCGCAAAATTTTCAGCTATGCAGTCGATGAATCGCTGATGATGGACAACCCAGCCAATCGTAAAAAATTAAGGCCAAAAGATGCCAAGAAACGCCGTCGTCTCAGTTTAATCGAATTTAAATTGATGCGTGATGCGGCTGAACCATGGCTAAGAACGGCAATGGATTTAGCATTGCAGACCACTCAGGCTCGACTTGAAGTCACGCGCATAAAATATTCCATTAAGGCCCCTAAAGCAGGGGTTTGTGGCTGTATCTGGTATGACAATCCAGAAAATGGTATCCACGGCGTGCTTTATATCCACAGGCAAAAGGTTCAAAACAAAGAGTCATCACATATAGCTATCCCAATCGGTTCTGAGCTTAAAAGGATTATTGATGAAAGCAGGGATCGTATAGCAAGCCCATATGTTGTTCATCGTTTGCCAGATAAAACTAGTAACCCAATTAGTAAGGAGGTTAACCATCCTACACAGGTAGTTCCATCTTATCTGAGTAGGGCCTTTTCAGCATTACGTGACAGCCTTGGTATAGCAGGGAAATATCCAGTCGAAGAAAGGCCTACTTTCCATGAGATAAGGGCATTGGCGGCTCATCTTTTTGAAAGTCAGGGAATTGACCCTCAAGCAAGAATGGCTCATAGCGATGCTAAATCAACGAAAGTCTATACACAAAACCACATTGATTGGGTAGCAGTTCCACACGCAGAAATTTCAATTGCTTGACTAGAAAATTAAAAAAATAAAAGCCACCATCTGGCGGCTTTTATATCAGGGAATATTCCACATAACTATACTACCGTTATGATTTTCAATAATTTTTGCGGCTTTAGTTGTACCAAAAGTATGCATATAGCAATGATGAACAGTTAGCACCAAGTCTTGTAGCTTTTGATCTTGTTCTAATTCAACAATGTTTAAGCCAATGCTTTTAGCTTTATCAAGATGAATGTGTCTAGCATGTGTATAGGTAGTATGATGGTTATTTAACTCATCACAAATTAATTTAGCCTTCTGTTTGGCATCTGGATCTTGATCAAACATTCCAGTGCACAACCATTTTTGAACGATTTCATTCGACCAATCAATGGCTTTTTCGCACTCACCAATTAGTGTAGGGTGAAGCTTTTGCAAATTAAATTGCCACCATGCTAATGCTGATTGGTTGGCAATAATTTCTTTTTTCGCGCGCTCAAACTCTTCAATAATAGCATGAGTTGACATTCCATTGAACTGAGGATCAATGGGGCCTAGATTAGACTGCTTGCCCATGATTATTGTGTTAGCGCAGCAGGCTAACATGGTGCCACACGACATGGACGTCATAGGGACAATTGCACGAATGTTAGTACCGAATTTTGAACGCAAGTAGTGTCCAATAGATTCTAAAGCGGCAATTTCCCCGCCAGGGGTATGTAGCAATATGTCTAAACCAATTGAAGTGTCTAATCCATTAATAGCAGACATCAAACCATTCTTGTCGTCGTCAGTCATACTTACAAGATGTTCTGATCCCGGGCCTACTTTCTGAAGAAAACCTGAATAATAGGAAATGACATTACGACCGGTATGTTTAGACAATTCTTCGAGGTATTTCAAACGCACTTCATCTGATTGAGTGCGTTGGGCGACGATTCCCATCTCGCCCAAGACATCTTTCCAATTTGGCAT